GGGGAGCTGGACCGGGTGGTCGAGCGGGCGCTCGCCAGTGCCGCGAGCTCATCCACCGATGTGCCGGCATCGTCGGCATCGAGCCCGGCGAGCTGACGCTCCGCGAGCTCGTGGCGATGGCCGAGGGCCGGACGAAGGACGAGTGGTCGAGGACCGCGTCACTCATGGCCTGGATCGGCAACTGTCACCGCGATCCGAAGAAGACGCGGGCGTTCCGGCCGAGCGACTTCGACCCATTCGCCAAGGCCGCCAAACCGATCAAGGTCGGCGTCGACGTCGTCAAGGAGATGTTCGTCCACGGGAAGGTGCCGCCCGTCTGCCGGCAGCAAGGTGAGAGCGGTAAGCAGTCATGATCAGCGTCGTCAACCCGCCCCGATCGCGCGACCGGATCGTCGTCCAGCACGGCGTAAAGCTGTTTCCGTCGCGCTCGCTCGATCCCCTGGCCGTCTATGCGAAGGCGAAGGCGGGCGACTTCGGCGCGCCGTCTGCGTCGGAGCCGGTCAGGATCGCGTTGCCGCCGGGGCGGTTCGATCTCGGCACGGACTTCCTGATGATGGACTCGAACTACATCGACGTCATCGGCGCCGGCCGGGACAGGACCGAGCTCGTCGCGTCGGTGGGCAGCGCGGTCGTCGTCATGGCCGCCACGAATACCCGACTCCGCGGCGTCACGGCGATCAACTCCTACGGCCCTTCGGGGTTCGGGATCATGCAGGGCACCGGCCTCACGAGCGCCAACAGCCTCGTCGAACGCTGCCGGTTCACGTCCACGAGCCAGAACACCCTCAACAACAAGCTCCACGGCGGCGGCTCCAGTCTCTACGGGCTGTTCCGCGACTGCGAGTTCGGCGGGTTCGACATCGTCGGTGTCGCGACGCGGGAAGCGAAGGCCACGGCTCGGCTCGAGCGCTGCACCTTCATCGGGGGGTCGGGCCAGTTCTACAGCCCGCTGGCATGCGTCGTCGTCGACTCGACGTTCACCGGTGCAGGCCATCCGGCCGAGGCCCCGATCGGGTCCACCTTCATCAACTGCCTCTTCGACATGGCGAACGCGAATGACATCGAGAGCCCGGACGGATGCTCGTTCATCAACTGCACCGCGATCGGCGGCACGCGGGCGGTCGATAACCCGCTCTTCATCCTGCCCGTGGGGAGCACCAACACGATCGTCGGCGGCGGGTACTACGTCGCCGGCGCGGGCGGGATCTTCTGGGATCTCGACTTCGGTGCGACGGTACAAGTCGCCGGGAACCCCCTGTTCAGCGGCAACCTGTGGGTCGGTGATGTCCCGCCGACGTTCGTCGGGGCGGGGCACCTGTTCGCGCGGTCGGCGACGGCACCCGAGTACGAGAGCGAGCTCACGTACGACCCGGCGGCAGACGCCTACGAGGGCAAGCGAGGCGCCACCGCCGTCGCGTTCGACACCACTCCGTAGCGAGGTAAGACGATGGCAACGTACACGATCACGGCCGGCGCCGTTCTTCCGGCGGGGACCTCGCTCGGCGCGCTGGCGGGCGAGGCGATCAACGCGGGCGAGGTCGTCCGGATCGATTCGACCGACGGCAAGGCGTACAAGGCCGAGTCCGCCGACACGGAACAGAAGGCCCGCGCGTCCGGCATCGCGGTCAACACCGCCGTCGCCGGCCAGCCGGTGAGTTACGTCAGCAGCGGCGACGTCACCGTCGATGCCGGCCTGTTCACCACGATCGGCGTCGGCGCGCTCCTTGTGCTCGCACCCACCGCGGGCAAGGCGATGGACGTGGGCGACCTGGCCACCACGAACTGGGTCACGATCCTCGGATGGGTCGTGGCTGCCAACAAGCTGCGCCTGTCGATCACGCGCACCGCGACGCAGATCCCGTAGAGGAGGGATTTAGGTGTTTAGACTGTTAGGCTGTTAGGAAGAACTAGAAGCTTAAGCCATGTACTAACAGCCTAACAGTCAAACAGTCGAACAGGCCTTGTTCCCATGATCGACCTGAAGATCAAGCGACTGTTCTTCGATCGCCAGACCGTCGTACGGGCGGTGGACAAGGCCAAACGTGCCGTGCTGTCGCGTGCGGGCGCGTTCATTCGCCAGACGGCGCGGACGTCGATCCGCGAGCGCAAGGGGACTTCAACGCCCGGCCAGCCGCCGCACTCGCACGTCGGCCTGCTGAGACGGTTTTTACTGTTCGGCTACGACCGCGACACCGAGTCAGTCGTGATCGGACCGGCAAAGCTCAACAAGGCGGGCGACGCGCCGCACGTGCTGGAGCACGGCGGGACGACCACGACCGAGGGCCGCAAGCGCGGTCGAAGGGTGCGACGGAGGGTTCGTGTCCGCAAGCGGCCGTATATGGGCCCGGCGATGAAGAAGGAACTGCCGAAGTTCCCGGAGCTGTGGCGGAACAGCATTCGAGGATGAGGCTGTTGGACTGTTCGGCTGTTCGACTGTTAGGGCGTACGCCGGCAGGTCATTCCTAACAGCCTAACAGCCGAACAGTCCAACAGTCGGGAGCGACCTATGGGAGCGACCCAGGGCATCCGGGCCGGACGCGCGTTCGTCGAACTCGGCGTGAGCGACAAGCTCACCGCCGGGTTGAAGCGCGCGCAGCAGCGGCTCCAGGCCTTCGGGACCAGCGTCCGGTCGATCGGCGCCAACCTCATCAAGACGAGTGCGGCCGTCGCGACACCACTGGTGGTCAGCACCACCGTCTTCGCGAGCTTCGAGCAGCAGATGGCCCGCGTCCGCGCGCTGACCGGTGCGACGGGCAAGGACTTCCAGCGGCTGTCCGACGAGGCCAAACGTCTCGGCGAGACGACCGTGTTCGCGGCGAGCCAGGCGGCCGAGGCGATGAGCTTCTTCGCCCTGGCCGGCTTCGACGTGGAGCAGATCTTGAAGTCCATCGGCCCGACGCTCAACCTCGCCGCGGCGGGCCAGCTCGAGATCGCCCAGGCCGCGGACATCGCCGCCAAGATCATGGCGGGCATGGGCATCGAGGCGGACCACCTCGGCAGCGCCGTCGACGTGCTCACCAAGGCGATGACCACGGCGAACACCGACCTGCTTCAGTTGGGCGACGCGATGAAGTTCGTCGGCCCGATCGCCAAGAGCGCGGGCATCGCCTTCGAGGAGGTCGTCGGGGCCGTCCAGTTGCTGTCGAACGCGGGCATCCAGGCCGAGATGGCGGGCACCACGCTGCGCGGCGCGCTGCTGGCGCTCGCCAGCCCCGGCAAGGAGGCGGCCGACAAGTTGAAGGAGCTCGGCGTAAGCGTGATCGACGCGCAGGGCAACGTCCGGCCGCTGGCGGACATCATCGAGCAGCTCAATCGCGCGATGGACGGAATGGGTACGGGGGAGCGGCTGGACGTGCTGGGCCGCCTGTTCCCGGCCCGCACGGCAGCCGGCGTCGCCGAGCTGCTCTCGCAGGGCGCCCCGAGGCTGCGCGAGTTCACCGCGGCGCTGAAGGACGCCAGCGGCACCGCGGCCCGGATCGCCGGTGTGCAGCTCAACACCCTGAAGGGCACCGTCACCATCCTCAAGAGCGCGCTCGAAGGTCTGGCCATCGCGGTCGGCGAGTCGCTGGTCGCGCCGCTCCGTGTCGTGGCCCACGTCGCCACGCAGGTTGTCGGAGCGATTGCGCAGTGGGTCCGCGAGAACCGAACGCTCGTCCTGGTCGTGGGCGCCGCGGCGCTCAGCATCGGCGTCATGGGCACCGGCCTGTTCGCACTCGGTGTCGCGAGTCAGATCGCCGCGTTCGCGATCGGCGGATTGCTGAAGGTCATGGTCGGCGTGAAGGCGACGTTCGGCCTCGCCGCGTTGGCGATCAAGGCGATGCTCTCGCCGATCGGACTGGTCGTCGCCGCCATCGGGACGCTCGGCGCCGTCATCCTGCTCAACACCGGCGCGGCGGGCGAGGCGCTCGCGTGGCTGCGCGAGCAGTTCGGCCGGCTCCACGGCTTCGTGTCGAAGGTCGTTACCGGCATGGCCGACGCGCTGGCCGCCGGAGACATCGCCCTGGCCGCGCGGATCCTGTGGCTGAGCCTCAAGCAGGCCTGGCAAGAGGGTGTTGCCGCGCTCAACCGCACGTGGCTTCAGGTCAAGCGCTTCATGCTCACGCAGGCTCAACAGATGTGGACCGGCGTGTTGTCCGGTGCGGAGTTCGTCTGGCACGGGCTGAAGGTTGGGTGGATCGAAGCGACCGCGTTCATCTCGCGCACCTGGAAGCGGTTCACCAGTTTCATGGAGTTGACCTGGGCCACGATCAGGAACGTTGCGAGCAAGACGCTGAACCACATCAAGGGGTTGTTCGACGAGACCTTCGACGTGGAGTCAGCCAACCTCGCCGCCGACCAGGCGCTCGTCGCCGCCGAGCAGCGCATCGATCAGGAGAAGGACGCCAAGCTCGCCGAGCTCCAGCGCGAGGGCCAGCAGAAGCGCGAGGCCGAGCAGCAGCGTCACGAGTCGCGCCTGCGCGGCATCGTCGAAGCCGAGGACGAAGCGCTCGCCGAACTCGATCAGGCGACGGACAGCCAGCTCGAACGCACGCGCGGGCAGCTCGACGACGCCCGCCGGCAGTTGGCCGACGCGCTGGCCGAGGCGAAGCGCAAGCGCGACGAAGTCGAATCCGAGGAGGGGGCACCGGGCGCGCGGCGCGGCCTGCTCGACGGGCTGGCGGATCGTCTCGAAGGCCTCGGCGACGTGATCGCCCGCAAGATCACCGTCACGGGCACCTTCAACCCGACCGCGATCGCGGGACTCGCCGCGGGCACCGATGCCGACGAGCGCACCGCCCGGGCGACGGAGCAGACCGCCAAGCACACGAAGCGGCTCGTGGATGCCGCGGTGACGGGTGGACTGACGTTTGAATAAGGCCGTTCGACTGTTCGACTGTTCGGCTGTTAGGGAAGAAAGGAAGCATAAGCCACTTTCTAGCTTCCTAACAGCCTAACAGTCTAACAGCCTAACCGCCGCATCGGAGCGCAGCGACGATGCCGATCACCGTCGAGGAGAAGTTCGAGAGCCGCCAGGTCACGATGGGCACCAACCCGTCGGCCGAGCTGCGCTACACCGTCCGCGGCACGGACGACGACGTGGCCGCCCGCGTCGCGCTCGAGGGCGCGAGCCCGACGGTCTACGACCTCTACAACGACGGCCTGTGGCTTGTTCCCCGCGACAGCGCCACCGTCGAGCCGGTCGGCAACGATCTGTGGGAAGGCATCGTCCGCTACAGCCTGAGTCCGCAGGAGAACGAGTCGATCTTCTCGTTCGACACGGGCGGCGGTACGCAGCACATCACGCAGAGCCTTCAGACTGTGGCGTCGCACGCCCCGCCCGGCAAAACCGCGCCGGACTTCAAGGGCGCGATCGGCGTCACCGACGACAGCGTCGAGGGCGTGGACATCACCGTGCCCGTTTACACCTTCAGCGAGACGCACTTCCTCCCCGACGCGCTGGTCACGCCGGCGTACAAGGCGACGCTCTTCGCCCTGACCGGTCGCGTGAACAACGCGCCGTGGAAGGGGTTCGCGCTCGGTGAGGTCCTGTTCCTCGGCGCGGCGGGCTCGAAGCGGGGCCTCGGCCCCTGGGAGATCTCGTACCGTTTCGCCGCCAGCCCGAATGTGACGGGTCTGACGGTCGGCGAGATCACCGGCGTCGCCAAGAAGGGCTGGGAGTACTTGTGGGTCCGCTACGCCGACGCGGAGGACACCGTCGCCAAGGCCCTCGTCAAGAAACCGATCGCCGCATACGTCGAGCGCGTCTACGAATACGGCGACTTCAGCCTGCTGGGGATCGGAGTATAGGCCGTGGCCGATCTCAAAAAGGTGAAGTCCGGCTCGCCGCTGGTCATCCCAGCGCAGACGTTCAACAGCTTCATCGACGCCGCGCGCGATTTCCAGGATCGCCAGCGGAGCATCGCGCAGGAGGCACCCCGCGATCGGCACGATCCGGGCACGGTCCTCGTCCGCAACGCCTCTGGCGCGGACCAGGAGCGCTTCGCGGTGATGGTGGTCAGCGGCGTCATCATCGTTCCTGCCGACAACGAAGCGGAGTTCCAGAACCGCCCGGCGTTCGACATGGCGGCGCCGTCCGCCGGCGACACCGATCGGTTCGTCGTTCTCCGCGAGCCCATCGCGGACGGCGAGATGGGCAGGTCCGTGATCACGGGCGTGTCCCCCGTCCAGGTGGACGTCCTCGACGAATCGCACACGAAGGCCCATGCCGTGGCCGGCGAGACCGGCCACCTCGAAAGCGGCTCGGGCCTCGCCCGGATCCTCTGGAAGGAATCGGGCACCGGCGTCGTGTGGGCCGTGGTCCAGTTTCCCGTGGGCGGAGCGGGCGGCGGGATGAAGTCCGCCAAGATCACCGGCAAGGCCGGGACCATAGTTCCTTATATCTATACGGGCGTGGAGGTGGAGCACGACGGCTCCTCGGGCTTCACGCCGGCGAATTTTAGCGAGGTCTCCGGCGGCGACGACCTGGCCTGGAAGCTGGTCAACGCCCAGGAGATCGGTCCCGGAGCCGCCGGCGTCGGCCCGCTCGAAATCGACTCGATCGTGCTCTACACGAGCGCCGGGTCGTACTTCCTGTGCACCGCGTCGCATTACCGGGGCACGTACTGAAGGAGGCTGTTTGGCTGTTCGGCTCTTTGGCTGTTCGGGACAACCTGCCGCCGCGTCCCCTAACAGCCTAACAGCCTATCGCGGAGCGACACATGGGCGTCTTCGATGTGGGGTTCATCTGCGAGCACGGCACGCTGGTCCGCGGCCAGAGCGTGATCGGCCGGCCTCGCGCGTGCCCGAACCATCTGATGTGGCGGGCCCACGACCGCCTGCTCACGAAGATCCTGCCGCCGCAGACCGGCACGCTGTCGTGGGAGATCGGGTTCAGCGGCCCGATGTTCCGCGGGAAGTACCAGCGGCCCAACTGGGATCAATCCACGTGGACCTTCGACCGGCGCGGGAAATACAGCGACTTCGTGGGCGACTGGGGGAATGAGGGCGGCGCCGCCGCGCAGGACGTCCGTGAGCTGTTCGGCTACCAGCGCCAGCCGGTGACGTGGACGGTCGAGCGGGACAAGCACGGCGCGATGATCTCCACCGACTGGCACACGTGGCAGAACCAGGTGTCGTGGGGCAGACATGGCGACTGGACGCCGGAGGAGTGGGACGAGAGCGTGCTGGGCCCGTACCCGCAACCCTCGGACTGGATCGACTGCCCGACATGGGAGGATCAGAACCAAGGCTTCCCGTGGTGCACGCCGCGGATTCACCCGGACTGGTGGACGAACAACGAGTTCGGCGTGAACTGCACGTCATGTCAGGCCCACTCACCGGTGACGATCAGCCACTACCCCGTCGGCTGCTGCTTCCTCGTCATCAAGAAGTCCGGCGAGGCGGACGAGGCGTTCGCCGCAGCGGTCTTTACCGGCCCGACGTTCCTTCGGCTCGGGGGCAAGCTCGTGTGCCGCTACCGCGGGAGGTTCGGCTGATGCCCGTGTCGGCGGACTTCGCATACCGGACGGCCCGGCTCCTGCTGCTCGATGACCCCGAGCCGTGGAGCGCCTGGAAGGTGGTACCGCTGACCGTGCCCGCGACGTCGATCGAGCCGGATGCGGAGTATGACGAAGCGTGGGAGGCGTTCGACAGGAAGGACCTCGCGGACTGGTCGATCCAGCCGTACGTCGCGCCCGGCGTCCCACCGCCGCCGAATGAGGTGCTGCCGTATGTGTATCAGGCGACGCTGCCGGCGCCGTGGCTGAACGATACGGCAGAACCGATCACGGTCGTGACGATCGCGGTCGTCGCCTGGAACGGGAGCGAGGTGCCCGCGCCGCGATGGGAGCTGCTGTTCTGGGAAGGACTCGAACCGACCGTCACGGTCCAACCCTCGGAGACGTTCGCGGTCACGGAGCTGAAGTTCGAGATCGTCGAGCTGGCCGATGGGTAGGCTGTGAGGCTGTTCGGCTGTTCGGCTGTTCGGAAAAAACCGCCGACGTGCGCCCTAACAGTCGAACAGCCTAACAGCCGAACAGTCTGTCCTTGTCGCGGAGCGACACGATGCCGTCCGACCACGAGGTTCAGGTCACACATCGCCTGGTGTACGAGACCGCTTCCAACATCGACGGGAACAAGCACACGGACGGCGAGCCGCATCGGATGAAGTGGTCCGACCTGCGCGGCACGCGGCCTGAGCGATTCAAGCATGCGCTCGAGCAGTTGGAACGGCTGTGCTACACCGTCTACGGCGCCCGGCCGCTTCAGTACAGCCCCACGTACATCGACTGGGATCAGCGGCTGCATCCGCGCTGTCTCTGGGGACCAGAGCAATGGAAGGAGATCTGGTGCGGAGGGCTTCCGCCGCCTCACTGTGACGAGCGCTACTTCGAGTTCAAGGAGTACGGCGCGCTCGGCGACAACGCCGCGGGCATCGCGACGCCAATCGTGCCGAGCAAGTCGCGGAGTGGCGATCCGATTCTCCAGTTCCTCGATGACGTGACCCGTACGCATGAGCGCCAGTACTTCCCGATCGGCAGCGTGAGCCGGACGGGCACGCAGGCCGGTTACGCCGGCAATGAGACGCACGACCCGAAGGGGACCGGCGACTTCGGCGGCGATCCGGCGAACATCGGCAGCGATGGTCCGATCCACTTCGATGGGGACCCCGTGGTGATTTCCTGGACGCCGCCAGCAGGGGCAGAATGGGTTCCGGACATCGATTCGGTGAAGCTGCGCTATCGCGTGCTTCCGGCCAGCTCATTTGAAGAAGTAAGCATGACGGACTCAGGGGGAGTCTGGTCCGGGACCATCCCCGGACAGGATCACGGACGCGATGTCGAATGGTACGTCGAGCTGGAAATTCATCCTCCCGTCGATCCCTGGTACACGGTGTACGAACCCGGTGGTTTGCAGACGCCACCGACAAGCGGGACCTACTACAGCTACGTCGCCTTCACGCACTGGAGCCCGTATCCGTACGGCCTGCCCGAACTGTGGAGCCGCTGCGCGAAGGGTACGGACCGCTACGAGTTCACGCCGGATGAAACCATCCAGCCCGGCCTGATCAATCTGGCCCGCTTCATCCTCGACTACCTCGGAAGCCGGTTCAATCACAATCCCAAGAGTCGTCCTGAGCCGCCTGAGTGCTGCTTCGACATGCGGATCAAATGGCGGTGGAGCGGGTCCGCGCCGTGGCCGCATCTGGTCGGCGGCGGCAAGGACGCGGACTTCCATTCGCCCCTGCACAATCTCGACGACCCGCAGGCCGCCGATTCGCTGGCGCGCCGATCGTGGCGCGGTGCGGACCACTGGTACGCCGGCAGCTTCGAGCAGAACTACGGCTACGGCCTCGGCGCGTCCTGGCTGTCGATCCCCGAACGGCTGACGCTGGAACGCTGGGACGCGGTCGATCCCGACGCGTGCGCGGTCTACTTCAAGGGCGAAGAGCGCGGCATGCGCGAAGGCGACGTCATCGAAGCCGCCCACATCGAGGAGATCATCCAGGCGGTGGATTATCTCGTGAAGCAGGGCCTCTGGGAACTCCGACCGATCAAGCGGCGCATGATTACGCCCGACTGGGCGATCTACGACGGGCACCCATGCGGTCAGTATCACAACTACGGTGGGGCGGGCCCCGACAACTGGCGGGATTATCGCGCGTGTTGTCAGAGCGGCAACGCGGACCCGAATACCGGGCCCTGCGATGACCCGTACGAGCCGCCCATCGACTGGGACGACTGCTGGAACAATGGACCGTGGGGCGTGTGCACGATCGGCATCTGGTACAACACAAATTGTCAATGGGATGAAGATCAGTTCCGGCAGATCAAATCCACCGGTGCTACTACCT